ATTGCCAATTTTGAACATCTCAAATTGCAATTCTTCGGTCTCTCCATCGAGCCAAGACAAGAACCTCCTTATATGATATTCGTTAGAATTTACTTTATACTCGGTATGCCCTTCGATAAAGTTGTTCAATATTACTCTAATTCCATCCCTGTCATTAACTCCTGCAAGTTTTGAAATTTGAGTCTTAATTGTGTTGTTAAATACTTTCTTCATGTCGGTGTCTCCTTCGGTTTCTTATTCGGGTTTGTTATTTATTGTCGATGGAGGAGGATTTGAACCTCCAATATAGTCCTATTCCACCCATCGATTAAGGAAACGATACATTCAGTATCTTCGAGCCAGTCGGTATGCGTAGGAAACTCTCGTCACATCTTATCCTCAATTCGCTTCTCTTCTTAATATCCCTTCATGTCAGGATATTGTCCTCAATTCGCTTCTCTTCGTAGATGCCCATAGATTACAAGAGGGGGTTTTACCTCTTCGCTAGTATGTTCTTCGATGGAGTATGCTCAATTCTATTGTATGGCATTCTCGTCGATTACTCGCCCTATCTAATCATCCTTCATCTCGTCCTATCATCTAACTTTTTACCCTCGATGACTTTCAGCCCTTGTCATCTGTATTCAGCAAGGCACACTTTCTCTTGATGGTGAAGAGTCAATTCTATTGTATGCTCCTCATGTCAATTACTCATGTGTTGTACCTGTTATGATTATTCAGGTTATGTAAAAAAGCAATGCATTAATCAAGTATTCAATTATACAAACAAACAAAGGTAACAAACAACACAAATAAAACAAATATATAATCCTCGTTATGAGGATGAATAAAATCGATGGCTCAAACTAACATAATAGGTAAGGATTAATACATATAATAGTATAAAATAATAGCCAATAATAGCCGTCACCGAAGAGATTAGGATTAATTACTTACAAGCAGATAACAGTTTGTCGACGAGGATCGCCTCAAATATCAGTGCCTCAATCTATCAAATTATAGTATACAGGATACAGATAACAGGATACCCCGTAACCAATACCATCGAGTATTACGACGAGTATGCAGAATAAATAGAATAAAGATAGTGGTAGATAGTATCGACGAGGATTAGGTTATTTTGTACAGGTTTGTACCCATCGTCCCCTTCTTTACGTGAACAGGTTCTCGTCGGACACCGATGGGAGCCAAAGGTTACCGACGAGGTCAACGTGCAGAAAAAAACCAAAGATAACGTAATCGGGAAACGGAAAAACCTACGACGACGGCCCCCCTTTAGGTTATTGGGTGCGTATTCAAATCCCCCTATTTTTTTAGGTTTTGTACCTTTGAAAACAATTCTTAACTTAACCTATTAATCAAAGGAGATAAAAGACATGCCAACAGTAAAAGGAAAGCAATACCCTTACACACCTGCAGGCAAAGCAGCCGCAGCTAGGGCAAAGAAGAGCCCAGACGCTGTTAAAACCAAAGGTGATATGATAAGTAACGTACTACCATCTACAAAGAACTTAGGATACTAGGGGCTACCAAGGGGCTTACTAGGGGCTACTAAGGGGCTAGCAAGGGGCTAGTTGGGGCTCATTAGCCCCACAGGTAAAGGTAAAGGTAAAGGTAAAAGGGTATACGGGTATAGCCAAACGATGATTGAAATTTTATTAATATTTTCTTTAAGCGCAGAACCAGCTTTTATAAATCAGACAGCTGAGCCAGATTTTAAAGTAGAGAGAAAGCGCTCGAATAAACGTCGTAGAAAGATCAGAAAGCCCTTGAAGGGCCTGAGATGAGACGCTATAAGGTTAAAGGCCAGGAACACTGTATATACGACCTGGAATCAGAACTCCCAAACGATGTACATCCTATAAAAAATTGGCGCGACGGTCACCCTGGTGATTGGGTTCGTGCAGAAGACGATGCTTATGTGCAGATCTTAGAAAGAAAGCCTATGGGCAAAAAAGAGGTTGTTCGTACCTGTGTCGGGACTTACCTGGTAACTGAGTCTATGGATACTGCGGAAAGAGATGACAGATATAATTTGAGTGGCAAATCAAACATAAAGACCGTAAAAGAGCGTAAAAAGCCCACAGATAGAGAAAGGAAGTTTGCTAGTAGAGTTGTCAGGGGTATGGATGAAGTCCAGGCCTATTTAGAGGTATATGATGCAAAAAGTAAAGATTATGCCAAAACTCGCGCTGCAATACTCTTAAAAACAGAAAGGATAAACACACTTATGAATCCCAGCAAAGAAGAACTGACTAAGGTATTTTTAGACCAAGGCATAGATTTAGAGTTTCTAATTAAAGGCGCAAAAGACGAAGCTATAGACAGCAAGAATGGAAGCGACAGAATAAACGCGCTCAAGATGCTGTGGGAAGCCTTTGGAGTTGTGGAGAAAAAGAAAGTTACTGAAGTTGCTGGGATCTTTCAAGGGTTTGAATCAACTCAATTAGAAGAAGTCAAAAGACCCTCACTACCAGAACATGGAAGTCATGGAGATGAAACCATATAGTGGCCAATATTAACACTCAAAATACTTCAAAAGCAGAGGAACTACTCTTAGCGGCCAAAAGTGATATAATAGCGTTTGGCAAGCTGTTTCTTCCAGATGACTTCGGAAGATCTGAAACTCCCTGGTTTCACTATGAGATTGTAGATGCAATAGATGCAAAGGACAAAGAGCTGCATAAATATCGCAATCTTGCAATTATTATGCCCAGAGGACACGGAAAAACCGTACTTACCAAGGCCGATATTATGAGATCCTTTTGTTTTGCAGAAGAACCACTGTTTTACGGATGGGTATCGGCAACTCAAAAATTAGCAGTTGGAAACATGGATTATGTTAAAACTCACTTAGAATTTAACGAAAAGATTAAATACTACTTTGGAGACTTGAAAGGAAGAAAATGGACAGAACAGGACATAGAGCTTAAAAATGGCTGCAAACTCATCTCCAAATCTAATATATCGGGTATTCGTGGTGGTGCTAAGTTGCATAAGCGTTATGATCTCGTGGTTCTCGATGACTTCGAGGACGAAAATAATACGCTCACTCCAGAGTCTAGGTCAAAAAATGCTAATATGGTTACAGCTGTCGTTGCTCCTGCTTTGGAGCCTCACGATGGTCGTCTTCGCATCAACGGTACACCTGTGCATTATGATTCTTTCATCAATAATCTCATTGTTAACTATGAAAAAGCTCAAAGCGAAAATAAAGACTTTTCTTGGAAAGTGATGCTATATAAAGCAGTACAAGATGAGCAGGCACTTTGGCATAGCTGGTTTCCACTTAGCAAGTTAACTGAGAAGAAGAAATTCTATGTAGACTCTGGAAAGCCCCATAAGTTCTACCAAGAATATATGATGGAAGTACAGTCTGCTGAAGACTCTATCTTCAATATGAGACATGTTAAGCACTGGGACGGCTTTTATAAGTTTGACGAAGATGAAACAGCGCCCTATTTATACTGCGAGGGAGAGAAGATACCAGTTAATATTTTTGCGGGCGTGGATCCAGCGACAGACTCAGAAAGAAGAGATAGTGACTTTAGTGTTATTATGATAGTTGCGTGTGATATTAACGCCAATATATATGTACTGGACTATATAAGAAAGAGATCCTTACCAGTACTTGGAATACCAGGAGAGAATAAAAAGGGGATAGTTGATTATATGTTTGAGCTCAATTCAAAGTATAATCCAACTTTGTTTACAGTTGAAGACACTTCTATGTCTAAACCAATATTTCAAGCCCTCAGGAGCGAGATGAGAAGAAAGAATGACTTTAGTTTGAGGTTTAAAGAAGAAAAACCAGGAACCAAACAAAGCAAATTAGATAGAATACAAGGAGTTTTAGCACAAAGAATGTCAATTGGTGCGGTGAGGATACGAGACTCCCACTACGATCTCCAGCACGAAATCCTCACTTTTGGCAAAAGAATGGCTCACGATGATACGATAGACGCGCTCGCCTATGCAGTCAAATATTCTCATCCACCAAATGGCGCAGAAAACCAGTCTGGAGACTGGGTAAGAAGACAAATTGATAAGCCTAAAAGCTGGGTATTAGCTTAATGGCCGATG